ATCAACACGTTTGGCAAGGCTCTTATCTCACCAACAGCAGCGCCAGAGTCTTTAAAAACTGGAAGATCGACGAGTTTGAAGCGCCGCCAGATGCGATTCACCGGCTCGGTGCGGACTGGGGATTCTCGGTCGACCCTACTACCCTCGTTCGGTGTCACATCATCGGGCGCACGCTCTACATCGACCACGAGGTATACATGGTCGGCTGTGAGATTGTGAATACGCCTGAACTGTTCATGCAGGTTCCCGAGTCCGAGAAGTGGCCCATCGTGGCAGATTCAGCAAGGCCCGAGACCATTTCCCACATGAAGCGCAACGGATTCCCAAAGATCATGACCGCGGTCAAAGGGCCGAAGTCGGTCGAGGAAGGCATCGAGTTCCTGAAGAATTACGACATCGTGGTTCACCCGCGGTGTATTCACACAATCGATGAGCTGATGCTCTACAGCTACAAGCAAGACCCACTCACCGGACGAATCCTTCCAGTGCTGGAGGACAAGAAAAACCACGTGATCGACGCTTTGCGTTATGCTTGCGAAGGCGTCCGGCGTGCTGTGAGCATAAAGCCAGCGACTTTCCGGCCCATTGCAACGATGCACAAATGGTCGGAAAATTCGTCCAAAATGAGGATTTAACATGGCTCGACTCTCAAACGACCAACGGCTTTCTAACCTGCACGCAGACGCGCTGCAGCAGTTCAACGACATCCAGACCGCGTTGCGGGATGAGCGCCTGCAATGCCTGCAAGACCGCCGCTTTTACTCACTCTGCGGTGCTCAGTGGGAAGGGCCGCTGGCCTACCAATACGAGAACAAGCCCAAGTTTGAAGTCAATAAAATCATGCTGGCGGTCATTCGAATCGTCAACGAATACCGGAATAACCGTATTACGGTTGACTATGTAAGCAAAGACGGCACTGAAAACGACAAGCTGGCCGAGGTCTGCGATGGGCTTTACAGGGCTGACGAGCAAGCCTCAGTTGCTGACGAAGCCTACGACAACGCATTCGAGGAAGCGGTTGGCGGTGGCATTGGTGCGTGGCGCCTGCGGACGGTTTACGAGGATGAGGAAGACGAGGACAACGACCGCCAGCGCATTCGATTTGAACCCATTTATGATGCGGACAGCTCGGTATTTTTCGATCTGAACGCAAAGCGCCAGGACAAGTCAGACGCGAAATACTGCTTCGTGGTCACGAGCATGACCCGTGAGAGTTACAAGGAAATCTACAACGACGATCCTACCGACTGGCCGAAGATCATCCACCAATATGAATTTGACTGGTCAACGCCTGATGTGGTGTTCGTGGCTGAATACTACAAGGTCGAGGAAAAGACCGAGACCATCCGCATCTTTGAGGCCATCGATGGAACTGAGGAACGCTACACTCAGACCGACTTTGTAAACGACGAGACGCTCGAAGAAACCCTGATGGCGATTGGCAGCCGTGAGGTGCGCCAGAAGCGCGTCAAGCGCATGAGGGTGCGGAAATACATTATGTCAGGCGGCAAGGTGCTGGAGGACGCAGGTTACATCGCTGGCAAGTGCATCCCGATCGTGGTCGTTTACGGCAAGCGCTGGTTTGTGGACAACATCGAGCGCTGCATGGGTGCCGTTCGCCTGGCTAAAGACGCTCAACGGCTTAAGAACATGCAGCTGTCCAAGTTGGGCGAGATCTCAGCCCTTTCAAGCATCGAAAAGCCCATCATGACTCCCGAGCAGGTGGCCGGTCATCAGGTGATGTGGGCCGAGGACAATCTGCGAGACTATCCTTATCTGCTTATTAATCCGATCACCGGTCCGGATGGCAACACGCAAGCCGCGGGGCCGATGGCTTATACCCGAAGCGCAGCAATACCCCCAGCGATGGCGGCTTTGCTTGCGATTACAGAACAGGACATGCAGGACATCCTGGGCAATCAGCAGGGCGCTGACAAGATGGTATCCGGTGTTTCGGGTAAGGCGGTTGAGCTGATCCAGACCCGCGTGGACATGCAGACCTTCATTTACATGAGCAACTTTGCAAAGGGCATGAAGCGCTGCGGCGAGATCTGGCTCTCGATGGCACGCGACATCTATACCGAGGACAAGCGCAAGATGAAGACCATCGCACCGACTGGCGAGCCCGGCATGGTTGAGCTGATGCAGCCCACCATCGACCAAGAGACCGGCGCGATGGTGATGGCCAACGACATGACAAACGCCACCTTTGACGTTGTTTCCCAAGTCGGACCATCGAGCAGCAGCAAGCGGGCGGCTACGGTCAGGGCTTTAACCGGCATGTTGCAGATCACCAGCGATCCAGAGACCGCACAAGTCCTGACCGCGATGGCAATGATGAACATGGAGGGCGAGGGCGTCAGTGATGCGAATGCTTATTTCCGCAAAAAACTGCTGCGGATGGGTGCCGTGAAACCGACCGACGAAGAAGCGCAGGAGCTCATGGCAGAGATGCAGGGCGCACCGCAAGACCCGAACTCGATGTATCTGCAAGCCGCGGCTGAGGAAGCCACAGCGAAAGCAGCTAAAGCCCGAGCAGATACCGTCGAAACCGTGGCCAGCGCAGAACTCAAACGCGCTCAGACGCTGGAGACACTGGGCAAGGTTGACGAGACCGCGCAGAACATGGCGCTCACGAATGCCGAGGCTGTTCAACAAATTATGCAAGGCCAGATTATCCAGCCCGTTGTCAGATAACTGAAAAAGGGCGAGAATGGTATAAATGGCATCCATCCAGCCAACAAAATTGGATGAGTCTGAAGGGGTTAAAGATGAAAACGGCAGAGATAGGAAACGAAGACATCGTTATTGAGGAAGAAAGCCCTGAGCAAACCAGCGAACTCGCTGTCCAGGACGAGCCCGAAGATGACGAGGAAGTTTTAGTTTCCATTGGTGAGGAAGCGCCGCCTCCCGAAGAACAGACTCAAGCGCCCGAGTGGGTTCGAGAGCTGCGCAAGACGAACCGAGAGTTACAGCGGAAAAACCGTGAACTGCAAAGCAAGCTATCAAGCACCGCACAGACTGAGACCAAGCCGGTCGTGCTGGGCAAGAAGCCGAGCCTCGAAGAACACGATTACGATGCTGAAAAATTCGAGGTAGCAATGGCAGACTGGTTTGACCGGAAACGGCAAGCCGACGATGCCAACGCCAAGCAGGAAGCTGAAGTTATGACTCAGCAGAAAGCGTGGCAGTCTAAGCTGGATGGCTACGGCAAGGCGAAAGCCGAGCTGCGAGTCAAAGATTTTGAAGACGCTGAAGCCGTGGCTCAAGAGGTCTTTTCAATCACCCAGCAAGGAATTTTGCTGCAAGGCGCAGATAATCCTGCCCTGGTCGTTTACGCACTTGGCAAGAATTTGACGAAAGCGAAAGAGTTGTCCGACATCAAAGACCCCGTAAAGTTTGCCTTTGCGGTAGCGAAACTGGAGAAAGACTTGAAAGTAACGAACCGCAGGCAAGCACCAGCACCCGAAAGAATCGTGACAGGAACAGGGCGATCATCGGGTGCGATAGACTCAACACTTGAACGACTGAGAGATGATGCGGAACGCACAGGCAACATGACGAAGGTCATCGCGTACAAAGCGCAAAAACGATCAGCATCCAAATAAAACTAGGAGATTTTCATGAGCAATTCATTCAGTAAAGAGGAGCGCGTAGCATTCGAGGACATCCTCGAAGGCTTTAACGACGCTCTGGTTTTGTCCCGCAACGTGTCCGTATACAACACAGACGGCTCGATGATGGAACGCACCAACAACGTGATTTATCGTCCGCAACCTTACATCGCGCAATCGTACGACGGCATGGATCAGACCGGAAACTTCGGCGCTTATACCCAGCTTTCGGTTCCGGCGACGCTCGGCTTTCAAAAGTCTGTGCCGTTCATTCTGGATGCGATGGAACTGCGTGATGCGCTGCAAGAAGGTCGTCTCGGCGAAGCTGCAAAACAGAAACTCGCTTCAGACATCAACATCGCCATTATGAACACCGCGGCCAATCTCGGCAGCTTGGTGGTCACCGTCAGCACTGCTGCTGGTGATTATGACGATGTGGCCCTGTGCGACAGCATCATGAACGAGCAGGGCGTTCAAGCCTTTGACCGTTATCTGGCTCTGTCCAGCCGTGACTACAACGGCATCGCAGGCAACATTGCTGGCGGCGCTACGGGTGGCGGTGCTTCACGCAGTTTTGCTGGCAATAAGTCGAACAATGCTTTCGAGCGTTCTTACGTTGGCATGGTCGCAGGTTTCGAGACCTACAAACTGGACTACGCAAACCGCATCGCCGCGGCTACTGGTGCAGATCCGACGATGAGCACCTTGGCTGCTGCTGGAAATTACTACGTGCCGGTTGCGACTTCAACTGCAGTAACGGGTGAGACTGGCAACGTCGACAATCGTTTCCAAACGATTACCGTGTCAAGCACCACCGACTTGCCAGCAGGAACGGCGATTGAGATCGAAGGCGTTGAGGCGGTGCATCACATCACCAAGCAAGGCACTGGGTTCTCAAAGACCTTCCGCGTTGTGAGCGTGACGACCGGCACGACTTGCGTTATCACCCCGCCGATCATTTCGGCACAAGGTGGAACGGATGCCGAACTGCAGTATCAAAACTGCATCGTGACCGCTGCTGCTGGCCGTTCCATCAATCGCCTGAACGTGGATGCTGCGCCGATCAACTGCTTCTGGCAGAAAGATGCGCTTGAAATCCTGCCGGGCCGTTACGCTGTTCCCTCGGATGCTGGCGTTGCAGTAATGCGCGCCTCGACCGATCAGGGCATCGAGCTGGTCATGCAGAAACAGTATGACGTGAACACGATGAAGACCAAGTATCGTCTCGACACCCTGTTTGGCGTAGTCAATAAACAGCCCGAGATGTCCGGTATTCTCTTGTTTAATCAAACGCCGTAAGGAGATGAAATCATGAGCTTTAACAGAATTTTTACCCAAGGCACCGCTGTTGTTACTGTGCCGGCAGGCGAGAAGATCGCCATTCAAGCCTACTCGCCCGCGAGTGTGTTTCAGGAAGTTGGCTATCCCAACTTTCCTGAATCGCAGGACTTGCTGACCGTAGTCGAGAACACCACCTACGTTTCTGCCGCTTTCACGAATGCCACGAATGTGACCATTCAGGCCGGCGCGTCGGGTGCCACTTACGCGGTTGGCACTGATCCGGTCGTTTCGGATGATGGGAAGTTTCAGCTTCAAGGAACGCCGGGCGTGCTGAACGCTACCGGTGCCTTGACCGCTGCGATGATCCTGTCGGGTATCGTTACCTCCACCACGGCTGCTGCTGTTGCTGGCACGCTGCCGACCGGTGCGGTATTGGACGCTGCAAGTGAGTTTGAAATTGGTGATTCTTTCGACTGGTCTGTAATCGCTACGGGCGCAAATGCCTTCACGGTTACAGCCGCCGCAACGGGTCACACGATTGTCGGCAATGGCGCAGTTGCCACCGTTACCTCTGGCGCATGGCGCACTCGCAAGACTGCTGCCGAAACCTTCGTGTCGTATCGGATCGGCTAACCAACCAAGACAGGCCAGCAGAGATGTTGGCCTGTTTTACTTTGGAGATTTAAATGCCAATGAAAAAAGGTTATTCAGCTAAAACAATTTCCAAAAATATCAAAATGGAAATGAAGTCAGGCAGGCCACAAAAGCAAGCCGTTGCGATGTCTTTGGGCATGGCGAGCAAGTCCGCAAAAGCTGCTGGTAAGCCAAATAAAGCACCGATGCAAAAATGATTAAGTCAGCCGCAATTGTAAAAACAAAGGCTCTGGCCCCGTGGAAAGAATTGCGGTTGCAAAAGCGCAAACTCAAAAAGGCGCAAGCAGCAGAGCGCAAGGCAAACAAAAAAGTTCATCCATCGCAGATGAGTAGTCGTGATTCGGTCGTTCAAGTCATTGAAAAGGACGACAGCCCACCGACCAGACTGGAAATGCTGCAGCAGGCCGAGGTAATCGGGCTGAAAGTCGACAAGCGCTGGTCCGATGCAACACTGCTCAAAAACATCGAGGAACAGCAATGGGCTACACAAAAAGACAATTCATAAGCGCCGCCTTTGAAGAAATCGGGCTTGCGTCTTATGTGTTCGACCTCGCTCCTGAGCAGCTGCAATCAGCCCTGCGCCGCCTTGATGCGATGATGGCCGACTGGAACGCTAAGGGCATCCGTCTGGGTTACCCGTTGCCATCCAGCCCCCAGGACAGCAGCCTGGACGAAGAAACCCTAGTGCCTGATTCTGCGTACGAAGCAATCATTTGCAGCCTGGGTATTCGTCTGGCCCCAAGTTTTGGCAAAACAGTGATGATCGAGACCAAGACCACAGCCAAGCAGGGTTATGACATTCTGCTGCAAAGGGCCACATTTCCGCTTGAGCAGCAGTTGCCCGGCACAATGCCATCTGGTGCTGGTAACAAGCCGTGGAGAGTCACCGATAACCCGTTTGTCAGGCCACCGGCTAACCCGGTAACTGCTGGCCCTGATGGGCCCATTGAATACTACTAAGGACGATCATGCCCACTATCAACCAGCTGCCTGTACTCAACACCATCAACAGCGGAGACCAGCTTCCCGTCTACTCGCCCAACAATGGCGATGCAAGACGCACCTCGATAGGCAGTTTGCTGACGTTCTTTCAGCAGAGTTTTGCGTCTCCTACGCTGGCGGTGAATCTTTACGTGCCTGGATCTGGTTTCAATATTACCGTTCCTACTCCGGTCAGCAATGACCAGTGGATGCTGCTGCAGCCTGCCGGAACGCTTGCGACTGGCACGATCACCTTGCCGCTGAACACTGGCGTGCCTGATGGAACTACGGTGCTGATCACTACGACCCAAGAGATCACTTCCCTGACCATTGCGCTGAATGGCGCTTCGGCTATTTTTGGCGGTGTGTCTTTCTTGGCTGCTGGAAGTGCCACGGCGATTCGTTTCTACCAGCCGACAAACTCCTGGTATCAGATCAACGCCGAGACGGTTTATGGCGCAAACGTGCAGGCATTTTTGACTGTGCCATCAAGCGCCAATCTGCGTGCGGCAATGACCGACGAGACCGGAACCGGTCTGTTGGTATTCAACACCAGCCCGACGCTTGTCACGCCTATTTTGGGAACGGTAACGAGTGGCAATATTTCTGCCTGCACCTCAACCAGTATGGTATTGGTAACCCCGATCCTCGGCGTGCCAACTTCTGGAACATTGACCAATTGCACCGGATTGCCGATTGCAACTGGCGTTTCAGGGTTAGCCGCGAATGTGGCGACCTTTTTGGCAACGCCATCGAGCGCAAATCTTGCCGCAGCCTTGACGGACGAGACCGGAACTGGCGCAAATGTATTTGCAACCAGCCCAACCCTTGTGACCCCGCTGCTTGGAACGCCGACCTCTGGAACGCTTACCTCATGCACAGGTTTGCCGCTGACTACAGGCGTCACTGGTGCATTGCCGGTCGCAAATGGCGGCACTGGCGCATCGGCAACGGTTCAGGCATTGAGTGGCCCCGGCGCTGTCAATATAACCAGCCTGGCTACCGCTTTTACATCGACTGCTGCCGGTAATGCTCTAACCCTTGCGGATGGCGCACAAGGGCAACTCAAGACCATTATTTATGTTGCAGAGGCGGCTGGTGGTGATACTGGTGTTTTGACCCCGACCAACCTCGGCAGTGCAACCACCATCACATTCAACGCTGTTGGTGATGCTGTAACGCTCCAGTTTGCTGGAACTGACTGGTGGGTTGTTGGATTACGTGGTGCGGCAGTCGCGTAATGGCTGCTAAGTCCACAGTCAATGCGGCTGGCAACTACACAAAGCCTAA